AAAAGGTAAAGCATATTCCTATTTTGGAACCATTACTAAACGTTATTTAATTCTTAAAAATAAGAAAAATTATCAAAAACTTCAAAACAAAGGTGACTTACTTGAAGTAGATGAGGATAAAACTATTAAAGAAGAAATTATAAACGATTATTACGGTAAAGATTATAGCGTAAGTGAATTTATGGGTTTGTATATCAAATATATTGATAAACATCTTAATAGATTATTTCCTAAAGACCTTGATGCTAAAACAGCAGACGCTATTGTTGAACTGTTTCGTAAATGTGAATCGCTAGATATATTTAATAAAAAAGCACTTTACATATACATCCGTGAAATAGTAGATGTCGATACTCCCCAGATCACTAAAATTATCAAGAAATTAAAAGTCACTTACGTTGAGCTATACAGCCAGTATTATTCAGACGGATATGTAAGAATATAGAGTTTTATAGCTTTTATATTTATAACCAAAAATAATTATGGATTTTGAACAAGTAATGTGGGGTAATAAGAAATTTTCTGATTTACTCAAGGACATTTATAATAACTCAAAAGAGAAGGAAAAACAAATCAAAGAATTAATTGAGACATTAAAACCATTAGTTACTAATTCTCAATCAGCTCTTATGATTGTTCCTTTAATCGCCGAACATCTTAATATAAGCGTAAAGAATGATGACCAATTAATTAAATTGGCTAGTATAGTACAACGCGCTATGAATACTTCTTCTTCAGATGAAGCTGCTCATATGATTTTAAGCGAAGCAGAAAAACAACAACTATTCTCAGCGGTAAACGAAATCGGAGGTACTATTAACGGACCTAAAGCAGAGTAACTATGAGAGTAAGAGATGGTTTAGCTCCTATTACGGCTAATATGGGGAATAACAACTACCAAACCCCTCAGGGGTATAAAGTTGGTAAGGTTTATGCTGTTATGTTAAGTCCTTCTAGCGTTCCTAAAAAAATATGGGAAGATAATGGTGGTTGGGGTGGTATAGGTACTATTGTTTATCAAGAATATAGAGAAGATATTGAAATTTCTTTAAAAGATTTAACGGATGAGTTTATAAGTACGCTTAATACGGCTCTTCCTTTTTATCCTAATCAAAAATATTTTCCTTTACCCGGAGAAATAGTGTTATTGATGGATTTACCTTCTGCGCCCTCCCCAATAACTAATAAAACAAATGAGACATACTACCAAAGTCCTATCAATGCTTGGAATAGTCCGCAATTTAACGGATTATTCTTAGATGAAGATAAAAATATACTTTATAATTCATTTATTGAAGATGGTGAATTTAGAGGTTTACAAACATTTGAAGGTGATTATATATTAGAAGGTCGATTTGGAAATTCAATTCGCTTTGGAAGTACAAATAAAGCAGGAAATGTTGATTTATCTCCCTGGTCTACTAATCCAGTTGAATTAGCTAGTAACCCTATTATACTCCTTTCTAATAAACATAATTATAAATTACCTGGTTCGGAATTAAATGTTGAAAACATCAATTTAGATGGATCCTCTATTTATTTAACATCAGATCAATCTATACCTTTAAATATAGGAAATATTGCTTTAAGTAGCATAACTAACCCTATTAACTTAGCTGATTACACAAGTCCGCAAGTTGTAATAAACGCCGATAGAACTATAATTTCTTCTAAATCAGATGAAATTTTAATGTTTGGTAAAACTGGTATTGAATTGTATTCACAAGGTCCCATATACATGCAAAGCGCTAATGTTGGGTTAACAATGCAGGATAATCAAATATATTTAGGTCCTTTTAGTAATAATTCAACAAGTCCTCAACCTTTAGTTTTAGGATTACAGCTTCAAGAATGGCTTTCCGATTTAACAGTAGCTTTAAGTACATTTGCTTCTATTATAGGTCCTACATTCTCCGCGCCTGAAGGAACTATTCTTCAAACAGTAAATGACGCTGCTAATGCTCTTCAAAGTTCTGTAGAGGCATTAAGTACAAGAATAACAAATGAAAGTCTAATATCTAAAGTAACATATACAACATAATGGCTGAAATTACTACTAAAGATAAAATAGCAGCCGCTAAGAAGGCTCTAGATGAAGCTAAAAAAATATCTGAAGCTGCTCAAGCACAGTATGCTAAAGCAGAATCTTTATATAATAAAGCTAAAGTAGCAACTATGGCTATTCAAGCATTAGCAGCTAGTGCTGTTGCTGGTGTAGCTAATGCTGCTAGTAGTCTTGCTTCTTCTGTTAATAATGCCGGAGCTGCTATTCAAGGAGGCGCAGCCGGTGCCGCTGCTGCTGGAGCTGCTATAGGTTCAGGCATAGGTGGTGCCCTTAGTCTTTTATCACCCGAGGAGAGAAATAAGGAAATAAAAAAATATAAAGATGAGGCTAAAAAATTAGAAAGAAAAGCTCAACAAGAATTAGAAAAAGCTAAGAAAGCTTTAGATGGTGCTAAAAAGCGTATTATTGTAATACAAGAGCAACTTAATGTTTTACTTACTAGACGAACATTAAAACAAAAAGCCGAACAGCAAAAATTACTTTCTAAATTAAAAGTAAAAAACGGAAAGAAAAGAATAAAATTAAATAAAGCTAAATTAAAAGCCGGCTTAAAAAAAGCTATTAAAGCCGCAGGCCCTGTAGCTATTGTATTTGTATTTGGAAGAATATTAAACATATATGTTACTCGATTATCAGATACCGTTTCTCAATTAAGCGCATTAGTAGATAAGACTAATGAAACTATACAGGCGGCGACAACCAAAGCAGATATTCAAAAAGCAAAAATATCACGAGATGCCGCTCTAGCTACTTTAGAAGCAGCCGAAAATCAGGTGAAAAGTTTTGAACAAGTTATTCAAACAATGAGTACCGTAGTGAATATTCTTACATTATTATTAAATATTGCGGCTGCTTTACCTACATCACCATATCAAATAGCTACTATTGGTATAATTGCTTCTCGAATATTAGCTAAATTTAATCCTATATTATTATCTGTAAGTATTTTACTACAAGTATCTTTAGCTACACTTCAAAGTTTTATTACTAGTATTGCTTATGAACGTTCTAGACTACTTCCTTTAAATAATGCTTTAGAACAAGCAGATTTACAAGATTTATCCCCAGAAGAAGTACGTGACTTAATAGTAGTAGCAGATAGTGGCTTAGGACCCGTAGCGGGGGCTGTATATAATGGATTTACTTTCTCTATACTTGAAGAAGATAATCCTAAATTTGTAGTAGCAGGTAATAAACGTAGATATGCTGTTGCCTTAGATCGAAGTGGGTTTGTAGTATTACAATCTACCCCGTCATTTACATTAGATCCTAATGTACTTATTGAAGAATTAAAATTAGAAATCGATAAACGAAATCTTGAAGCTTAATATTTATAGACATGAAAACAAATGAATTAAAAACCCTTATTAAAGAAGCCGTAAGAGAAGTTCTTAAGGAAGAATTAGCCGAATTAGGTAAACAAAAAATTAATGAATCCATCTCTATGGGGTTGCCTTACACTCAAGTCCAATCCAATTCAGGTAATGATGCTTGGCCTACTATGAATTTTAATTCTAGTAACATCAATCCTGCTGCTAGTAAAGAAACTATTCGCCAAACATTAATGGATCAAATGGGTATTGAAGCACCACCTGTAGCTGCTCCAACAACATTCCAAGCAAAACAAAATGTATATCAAGACATGCTTAAACAAGTAGCAAACGATATGAGAAACAACCCAGCTGATTTAAACAATTTTAGAAACGTTCAATAATGGCTTATATAAGAAGTAATAGAGTTGATCCTAGAGATTTCCAAATTAATACTGCTATTGGGGTTGCATTACCTTTTAGTGCTCCTGGTGTCTTTAGTAGTGTATATTCTACTAGAGATCAAGTCAAATACAATCTTATAAACCTAATAATGACCTCTCAAGGAGAAAGAATTGAAAATCCTAATTTTGGTACAATTCTAAAACAACAATTATTTGAGCAAATCTCAGAGCAAACATTTCCTATTATTAAAAGTAGTATAACTAATGCGGTTGAACAATATATGCCCGAAGTTGCTATAGATTCTATTGACATAGTACCATATGCCGATGATAATACTTTAGTAGTAACAATAAATTATAGAATACTTCTTTCTAATCAACCCGATATTATAACAATTAACCTAGTATAATGGCTCAAAATAAAAATATATCTTATCTAAATAAGAATTTTCTTCAATATAAAGCATCTCTTATTGAGTTTGCTAAAAATTACTTTCCGAACACATATACTGACTTTTCAGAGGCATCACCTGGTACTATGTTTATTGAAATGTCTTCATATGTTGGGGATGTTTTGTCATTCTATACGGATACCCAAATACAGGAAAACTTTGTATTAACGGCTAAAGAAAAGGAAAATTTATTAAATATGGCTTATTCTTTAGGATATCGTCCTAAGGCATCTTATGCTTCCGTTACTACAGTTGACTTTTATCAAAGAGTTCCTATTTTAAATGGTGCTCCTAATTTAGATTACGCATTAATTATTCCTGAGAATACTCCTTTACAATCTAATTCTTCTCAAACCAACTTTATAACTACTAAAAAAGTTGATTTTACTGATACAGGTTCGGTAAGTATTAGTTTGTATGATGGTAACAATTATTTATTTAAAAAATCAGTTAAAGCTATTTCTGCTACTATACAAACGGCAACCTTCTCATTTGGAGCCCCTGTAAAATTTAATTCTGTTGAAATAAATGATCCTAATTTTCTTCAAGTACTTCAAGTTACAGGAAGTGATGCTAGTCAATGGTATGAAGTACCTTATTTAGCTCAATCTAATATTATAAATAAAACTACCAATACAGGACCTTCGCTTAACCAAGTACCTTATTTGTTAAGTTTATTAGAAACTCCTAATAGATATGTATCAAGAATTAGAACAGATGATGTTATAGAATTACAATTTGGTTCAGGTATGTATGTAAATGACCCTGATAATGTGCTTATTCCTACCCCAGATGCAATTCAATTAGGAATGGTTCCCTCGGTTGATACTTCTGATTTAATTAATAATTACAATCAAGCTGCTGTATTTTATACTAAACAATATGGTACTGTACCTTCAAATATATCATTAACGGTTCAATATCTTTCAGGTGGTGGAGTAAGTGCTAATGTAATAGCAAACGATATTACTATAGTTACTTCTAATGCAGGTATAGCAGCATTTAACCCTACAAACACTAATGCATCTCTCGCGACTTTAATAGTAAATAACGCAGTGCCTGCTACAGGTGGTAGAGGTGGCGATACAATAGAGGAAATACGTTTAAACACGTTAAACGCGTTCTCAGCACAATTAAGAGCAGTAACTAAAGATGATTATATGACTCGTGCTTTAAGTATGCCTTCTGATTTTGGTACTATAGCTAAAGTATATGTTGAACAAGCATCCGCATTATCTGTAAACTCAGGTATGGATCCTCTTCTTGATAATAACCCATTAGCTTTATCAATGTATGTGTTAGCATATGATGATAATAAAAAATTAGTTAATGCAACTACTGATCTAAAAACTAATCTAAAAGAATATCTAGAACCATTTAGAATGGTTACAGATGCTGTTATTATTAAAGATGCTTATTATATTAATTTAGGTTTAAGTTTTGATATAACCATTATACCTGGTTTAAGTAATAATCAAATATTAACAGACTGTATAACAGCCCTTACCTCCTATTTTGATATAGATAAATGGCAAATTAATCAACCAATCATACTTTCAGA